AGCCAGCCGACGATGGTGTCTAGGTTGGCCTCGCACCACTCGACGCCCTGGCGGTCCATCTCGGCGGCGCGAGCGTTGCAAGCACAGTCCGGCGTGGCGGTGATGCCGACCTTGGAGAGGAGCTTTTTGAGTTCAGTTCCGGGGCCGCTCGCTGGTGGTGCTGGCGGCTCGGGCAGCCGCGACACGCGCGGGTACGCCGGGTGGTCAACGTCGATGGTCCACTGGTCGCCGTCCTGGCTGACGACGCACGGAAGCACCTCGTAGAGCGTGTAGCCGCGCTCGGTGCATTTTTCTTCTAAGTGGTGCCGCAGGCATTTGATCATGGCAGATAGTTTGCGGATGAAATTGTAATTGTTGACTCATCAGACGGCACGTTAGGAGTCCAGCATGATCCGATCAACGTAGAGCTACCACACGGAACCACCAAGCCTTCCAGTCCATCCCATAGATTGTCGTCGCCCAACACTCCACTCCAGCCGAACGGCGTGCCGTAACTTTGTTCCGTTGCAGTAGTGCTGCCGTCGTAGCGTATAGCTTTGACTAAGTAAAGAAATTTCCCCCACACCTTGCATCGGCCAATATTTCCAGCAAGAAAATCTTCAATGGTCAGGTACAGGTACACGCTGTTTTGCGCAAGTCCGCCGCCTGCCGCATTAGTCGAACGATACTCCGCCACGCCACATCCAGTTCCCTCCATCGTTGACCGTCTGATCAAATAGAGCGTCTGGGTGAATTGCTTATCGACAGCTGGAAACGTGTAAGTAACAGTTGGGTCCATTAAATACGGACGACCGCACGAGTCGTTCCAGGTTGCTGGCCCGGAAAACAACGCGCGGCAAGTTACATTTATCGACACGGGAAAGTTTGGTTTTTGCGTGCATTTGCATTTTCTGCACGTAGTCGCCGTGCAGGCGGCTCCCTGTGCCGCTTGGTAACTTCCCGCTGCGCACCCACATGCGTTGTTGAGTGGCTCGCACAATTCAGTGCCCGTGGCCGTGCCAGACGAACCACCCTTGCAACACAGAATGTCCGAAGTAACGCACGTCGTCCCCACGCCCTTGAACACTGCCCCCGCGTTGGCAACGTCTCCGGTTCCGTTCAGGCAGACGCTTCCGCCTGTTGACCCGGAGGCGTCACCAATCACTCCTTGGCTACACGATACGCCACACTGAAACACGCCGCCGCGAGCGTCGCACGCCGCCTTGCTTTCGTTGCGGCATGTTTTCCAAGTTGTACCACCAGCGGTTGTCGTGTCCGGCCCGCAGCACCTACCTGTCGTGCATTGGCACTGACACTGCGGCTTGACCGTGCACGTCGTGCCCTGGCAGCACGCGCCCTCTTTGCAGGCTTGGTTGCACTCGGCTTCGGTCTTGTAGGACGTGCGACCGGTTGTCGTAACGCCGGTAGGCAGGTTGGTGGATTGGTAGCAGGTCATTGCGCTTTTATTGGTTTAGCGTGATGCCGTTGACAGTCACAACGCGGCTTCCTGTTTCAGTAAACTCGGCAGGACGGTTGTTTTGTTGAAAGTCATACAACGGCCATCTGCGAGTTGCAGGTGTAAATGCATCTCCCGTGATTGCATCGCAGGTCTTGTAGGCATCCACGCCATTAAAAGCCCACGGTATGGTCTCCTGCTTGATTAACAGGCCGCTTGGATACTGCGTAAAATCAAAGCAGTCTAAGTCAGACAGTGATCTATATCTCTGGCTTTCTGGCAATCCGTATGCCGCAAGATAATGGACGGCAGTGAATGCAATCGTCCAATTGAGATACTGCCGAGATGCTTCGACGAATATAAACCCGTCGCACTTATTAACCCCAAACGGCTTAATGTCTTTCTGAAATCTTACGTTTTGAGACCCTATAGCAGAAACTCTCGCCAGTGTGTGGATGCCACTATAAGCTGCAAGTCGCACGCCAACGCTTTGGTAGAGAGCTCCGTCCGTTCCGCCGGACAATTCGATATATCGAGAGTAGTAATCAGACGCGGTGATCGAAATTGTTGCTGTGGTTAGTTGGTCAAGCGAGCAAGTGGTGTCAGCACAGCAATACCACCCACCGCAGCAGTTGCAGTTCTCTGCGAGCTTGCCGTCCTTGACGATCAGCGCGTTGTTTTTTGTGGCGAGTGGCATTAGGTGCACCCAGTCGTGCCGATGGTCGAGCCAGTAATGCCAGTCGGGCCGTAGACCCACGCCCGTTTCTTCTCAACCGAGATCCCCGTAGCGCCGAGCGTCACGTTCGTGACGACGTCGATCTGCGTGCCGCGGCCGTTACCGAGACGCACCAACGCCCACTGCCCTGACCCCTTCCACAGAATCACGCCTTCGCCGTTGTCTGTGCTCTTGAGCTCGGAAGTCGATGCCTTGCACTTCGCGAACACGTGCGAAGCATCGGCCACCTCGACCTTCACTTGCACAACCCCGCCAATTGCAACTCGGCCAATCTTCCCGGCCGCGATCGGCTCCACGGCCACGCACCAGGCCGTCGTCGTGTCACTTGGTGTGCCGCCCGCCACGACCGGCAGCTGCTCAAACTGCGAGGTGGCCGTCGTGTTGCTTCCAGGCGTGATGTCCATGCCAGTGATCGCGAGCACGCCCCAGCGTGGAACTTCTGAGGCCGTGGTGTTCTTCGCCAGCACCCACGTGTATGGCGTTGGTTGATCAACTGCAGGCTGCGAGCCAAACCCGGCACCTGGATTCAACAGGCGATTGAGTCCGTTTATCTGGCTGGCTGCCAGACGGATAGGATCGCCCTGATTGACGTTCTGTCGAGGATCCATTGACTACCCGAGGAATGCACCAACAGCGCCAGCGGCCTCGGCAGCGGCGGCCGTCCGTCCGGTTCTCCTAACGCCCGGCGTGGAAGACGTTATCTTGAGCGCGGTCCAGTCCTCGCTCTCGTAGATCGTGTCGATGACGACGCACGCAGGGCGTTGCACGAGGAATCCGCTAGCTGTCGAGCTCGGCCTGTACACCACCCACGCAAACTCCCAGCCGAGCTTGCTCGTTGGCTCTATGGATTTAACGTAGAAGTAGTCGTCGTTTGCACGGCAGTTAAAATCAAATGTGACCGTGGTGTATGGCTGGTCGCCGCTCCATTGAGCTCGAGCACCCATGAACAGTGCTTCGCCTGGCGAAAATGCCCGAAAAGTGTTTTTGTTCACCGTGCCGGTTAGCGAATAGACAGATCTCACGAAATCGTATGAAACACCGACCGCCGTGGGCATGATCCACGTCTCGGAATACTTCATTGCTGGCACGACCTTGTCGATGCCCTGCACGGACGTGCCTTGCACGTTGATCGCGCCGCCAAAGTCTTCCGCACCACTTCCGCCAATCACTCTTTCGCCAAGCGCGCTGGTGACGTGCTCCGTGAACCCAGTCGTGTCCCACGCGATCGACCCAGGAACGAATGAGCGAGTGTCGTCAGGTTGCTGTCCGCCGTCTTCTCCACCGTTAGTGCTTGGCACAAGCGTCGTGTACTCGCCTGTGCATTCAAAGCACTGTTTTCCAACGCCCTTGATCCCGAGGCTCTTTCGACGCCAGTAGCCGACAGGAGACGACCAGTATTTCGGAAGGTATTCGGATATCGCATCCTTGACCTCACCCATGCCACCCGGGCACTGGCCGATGAGGTATTTCTTGGTGACGTTCCAAACCTCACCTGCCTCAAGGTTTTCGTTGTCGACGCTGCCGCTCTCGCTGTCGCGTAGTTCGTAAACTGTGTAGCTCATGAGAACACCAACTCCGGAGACTTTTTCGCTGCAATTACGTTGAGCACGCCGAGCATCGACCTTGACACCTCGGTGCCTTCGTTAACGGCGGCCACGATATCGTTGCCCACCTGCCTGAAATCAACTCCCGTCTGCGAGGTAGTCATCGCGGCCTGCGTGCCCTGATCTGCAGCCCCTTGGACGGCAGCTGCTCGAGGTGCCAAAGCGTCCATTGCTACGGCTGGTGCAGCCGCATTTGGCGACGCACGGAATGCGTCTAGGGCAGCCACGTCTGACTGCACCTGCTGGACTCCTGCAGCATTGCCACCAGTGTCTCCCAGTGCGCTGAGACCCATGCCGCCTTGAAGCTCTTCTGCACGCCTCGCCAGATCGCCCCCCTGGCCGTCGGTCATGGCGCTGGCCATCTGGCCTCGCTCGGCTATCTGGCGAGTTGCCTCCGCTGTTGCCTCCGTGGCGTCTGCCGTCCGCTTGGCCTCGTCGTCGAGGCTGGCTAGCTCCGGGCCAATATCCAAGCCGACGCCACTGAAACTGCCTGCAGAGGATATGCCCTTATCCTTCTTTTTCTTCTTGTCATCATCCGGAGTCATGAAAGCACCAGGCGGGGCAGCCGGGAGCTTTGGCTTGATCGGCTGTCCGGCCTCGTCTGTGGTGGCTGCAGGCTTTTCCCCAGTCTTGCCGAGAGCACGCTCTCGTGCCCGTTCAGCGTCTTTCCTGAGCTCCTTCAACGTATCATCAAAGCCAGCGTCGCGTTTCTGGGCCTCGTCGCTGCGGGCTTGGGCCTGCTTTTCTCTTTCCTGCTTCCGCTGCTCTGCTCGATCGTCGGCAGTGGGCGCACGCTGGCGGGCCTCATCAACTCGAGCATCAACATTCTTGAGCGCGCTGTTCATGCCGTTAATGGCGAAATCCCAGTCAAAAGCAGCGCGGAAGTAAATGCCGAGCTTCTCAAACCCTGACTGCAGCGTCAGGATGTCCTCGCCAAAAACACCCATAAACCGGTCGATACCCTCAATAAGCATGTCGCCAATGAACTGAGACGCAGCGAGCGCAGTGTTTTTGACCACGTCAAACGCCTGCGCAAACTTCTGGTGCATCTGCACCAACGCGATCGCCAGGTTGATGTTCATCACCTCCCACGCGGCACCAAAATCAAGCCGCATGAGGGCCGCCATGATCGCATCGGTTTCCTCGCGGAATGCAGGCGAGAGTGTGCGAGCGATGATCACGCCGCCGGCGATCGCTGCACCCATAGCGGCGATTGACAAGCCGATCGGCGAGAATAGGGCGGGGATTAGCGGCAGCACGGCCTGGATCACGCGGAGGCCCGTGGCGAGCCCCTGGAGGGCGATGCCGGCGGCCAATGCTGCTATGCCTATGCTGAACAGTGCGGCCGCACTGCCGGCCACGATTGCGACGAGCGTTCCGTTGCGAGAGATGAATCCGCCAACGACAGAAAGCAACCTAGTGAACGCTTGGACGGCCTGCGTCGAAACAGCCCCCATTGACTCAATGACCTGAATCTTGAACACGCCAAACTGTGCGCTCAGTTGAGCGACCGCACCACCGAATGAGGCCATGACCGCAGTGGCTTTCCCAAGCGCCGTCCCGCCTGAGTTTTGGATTGTCCCTAGCACGTCGTTGAATTTGTCCCGCATGTTCGACAGCGACATGGCTGCATTGGCACCGCGGATTTCAAAGATGTCAGTGAACAGGCGAATCCTGTCCACGTTGTTCATGTTGGCTGTCTGCTTTCCGAGATCCTCAAGCACATCGATGAAAGGCCGCATGCCGCCAGCGGCGTCGCGAGTGCTGACTCCTAGCCCGGCAAGTTTTTCCTCTTCGTTTGCGATCGACTCAATCACGCGGGCGAGCCCGGTGCCACCAAGCGAGCCGCGAAGGCCGGCATCAGCGAGCGTGGCAAGCCCGGCCGCCACGTCGTCAAACGACTGGCCAGCCTCCTGAGCTTTCGGACCAACGTAGGACAAAGCCTCGCCAATCATGTCGACGCTCGTCGTGGACGCGTTTGCGGTGGCCTGCAGCTTGTCGGCGATCGTCCCGAAGTCGTTGGTGGTCATCCCAAACTGAGCCATCGTGCTCACGGCCACCTCGACGGCCCTGGAGAGCTCCATGTTGTCGGCGGCCGCCACGGCGAGGATTGGACTGATCGACTTCATCACACCTTCAGCGTCGAGGCCGGCCTTGGCAAGCTCGCTCATCGCGCCAGCCACCTCCTCCGGCGAGCGTCCGAACTGGACCGCCATCGCTTTTGCAGACGAATTGAGCGACGCGAACTGCTGATCGGTCGCGCCGGTATTGGCTCGCACGCGAGCCATCTCCAGGCTGAACGCGGCCGCCGTGCGGGCCGCAAACACGAATGGAGCCCCGAGCGCAGTGCCGGCGATCGTCATGCCCGTGCCAGCCTGACGCAGCTGCGTGCCCAGCGTCATCATGCGGGCACGGACCCGGCTCATGGCCTGCTGGAACTGCCCGTCGCGGGCGAATATTTCCACGTAGGCGGAACCGGCCCGAATTGCACCTGCGCTAGCCGCCATCTGGCACCTCCGGCTTCACGGGGCGAAATCCGAATGCCATGAGGATGTCTGGCGTCGCCTCTGGCAGTTCCGGCTTCGGCACGCGATAGAAGGGATGGAACGTGTACATGGTCGGCGGCGGCTCGCTGGACTCGGCGTTGTGATGTATTTGTGCGAACAGGGCCATCATCGACGCCGTGTGCGTCCAGTTTTCGTGCTGCCGCCCTTCGGCAAGCCAGACGAGCTCGCGGAGGGTGAACCCCCATGGCTCGACGCCGGCGATGCCGGCGAGGTGGAACCCGAGCTCCCATGCGTCTTGAGGGCCGCCTCGAAGTCGAACTGGCTCAACGCCGCGTCGATCGCCTTCTCCGCCTGGGACTCCATCTTCTTCTCCGTTTCCCGAAGTTTCCGGATCACCTTCTTCACCAGCCCCTTCCGGGGCTCTTGGAAAAAATCGGAGACCTGATCAACCAGCCGCTCGACTGCCTCCTTGAGCACGCCGCCGTCGCAGGACGCGAAGAAGTCCTCGTCTGACATGTCGATGGCAGACAGTTGCGGCCGCACGACGGCACAGACGACCTCGAGCACCTTCAGGTCGTCCGCCACCCAGCCAGACAACGACTCCTTGTCGAGGTTGCAGATGTCGAGCAGGTTCACGCTGCAGAGATCGCGGACGCGTTTGACCGTTAGATAGGTGACGTCGATCACCCATTCCTTGCCGTCGAGTGTTTTGAACTTTGACATTAATTGAATGGCCAGAGCTTGAGCACGACCTCATACGCCAGCACGCCGCCGAACTGGCCAGACACTTTGACTTTGTGAACCAAGAATTTCGCCGTGGCACCATCAACTGAAATGGTCACCGGCTGCGGAGGAAACCGGTTCCACTTAGCCATGAAACGACGCACGTCTTCGGCGTGGTAGATCTGCAGCGTGACCGTGTTCATCTCGGTGAGCGTGAGCTCACCGCGGGCTGCAGAGTCCCACGGCGTGACGTCGACCGTGTCAAGCTCTAGATCAACATCAAAGTCGCGTGTGCCCAATAGCACAATGCCGTCGGCAGTGATCGATTGCTTGCGCGCGAGGCGGACCTTGGCCACAGGTCACCTCTGCGTCAGGACACAGTCGGCGCGTAGCTGATCGTGTATTCGTGCCTGCCCTTTGGGCTGACCTTGTTCTTGACGTCGAGAACCACGCACCCAACGGAAGTCATGCCGCCGACCGTGATCGGGCCGGTGGCCCCGACGGTGGCAGAGTGGCTTGTGGCAGTCACCTCGACCGTCACATCGAGCAAGCCGCATCCGACCTGCTTTTCTGTGTCGCCGAACACGGTGATGTCCACCTCGTCGCCGCTGGCGTTGAGGTCAACGTCAACGACGTTATCGAGAGACACGCCGGGGGCAGTGAGCAACGCGTTCTTACCGAGCTTGTACTTGGCCATAGAACCCCTTCGTGTGGTTTTTAGACGGTGACCTGGTCGCCAGCGTCAAGCGCGACGCCCGGCTTGATGGTGACGCTCACTGCTTCAGCCCCGCCGATCGGCTGCGTTCGCTTGGCACTGGTCAGCACGCCGGTGATTGAGAAGGCAGTCCCACCAGTTACCGACACAGTTACAGTGACGGCTTTTCCGTAGGACTGCGTCGAGTCGCCGAGCACGGTGGCCTCGAGCGTCCGCGACTGCAGCCCGGCGACGGTCCGCTTGTAGACCCCCGTGCTGCCCTTGGTCGTGGCGTCGACCTTCTCGGCCTCGATCGTCATCGAGACGTCTTGAACGCCCGTCAGACCGGAAATCGTCGTGTCTTTGCCAAGCAGAATCGTGGTTGCCATAGCTTCCTCACGTGGGGTGGGCACCTATTGCCAGTATACCTGAACGGTTGATCACCCACTGCGGAACCGGCCGGCAAACTCTTGTGCAATCCGGCCGCGTCTCACACCCTCTAGCATTGCTGGGAACACGAACTGGCGCTGGGGATACGCGAATGTCTGGCGGAACGATGTGATCTGCCAGTTCGCCTTGTTGCGAGGTCCCTTGCCGATCCGATACCACGCAAGGATGCCTTTGTAGCCGCGGTCATACCGCGGGATCCACGCCCAGGCCGCCATCTGCTGCGTGCCGCCATGCTCGTGCAAGCTCGCGATATATGGCGCACCGTCCATGAAAGCACCGACAACCACAGACTCAGTCGATGGGTCATATTGATATGTAATTGAGCGGCGCAGTGTGCCCGCGTGAGTGTGAGGTGGAGTCCCGGCCTGTGATGGCGGCTTAAAACGGATCTCAAACAACCTGTCCGAAATCTTCCGTTTTGTTCTGGTGCTGATGTCGTTTCTCGCGAGCAGCTGCCGGAGCGTTGAGTCAGGGTTTGCCCGCATGACCTTCAGCTGTGGCTTCGCCATGCCCATCTTCTTGATCGACCGGCGACTGATCTGCATCACCACAGACCCGGCCCGGTAGAGCCCGCGATAGATCGCCTTGTCGAGCGCAGTCTGCACGCTCGCTCTGTCGAAGAAGAAATCGAAGTTGATCCGCATCGGGATCCCCATCGATCCCGATAGACCAGCACCGAGCGGATTCCTGCCAGCGTCTAGCATGCTCATGGGCCGGTGGCTCCGGTCGGGCCTGTCGGCGAAGCCGGCACCCACTTGTCCACCGGCACGTCCCACTGCACAGCGATCTGCGCCATGAACACGTTGCGCGCCTCAAGCAGTTCCGGATCGTAGGGAAGGGGATTGCTCACCTCAGTCCAATCGCTGAACTCAGGTAGGCTTGCCGGCTTAATGTAGTTCGACCTGATCGCGTCCACGATTTCTTGGCAGAGGTCCTCTAGGGCATCGATCTCGGCCTCGCTGGCGACGTGCTTGGCGACAACGATGCCGGTCATCACGTCAGCCACCTCCATCCCCTTCGTTTCTGTCGTCATCGTGTACGGACCAGGCATCACCGACACGCGCAGCATGCCGAGGTCTTCGAGGCCGTAGTCAGGCTTCCGCCGCATTGCGGCTGTGATCACGCCACCAGGCACGCTTCCCCAGGTGAATGCGGAGAGAGCGGTGGCCAGTTGCTTGGCGACGTTTCGCGAAATGTGCGGCGATAGTGGGGGCATGTCAACGCTCCTGCGGGCCTGGGATGTGCGTGGTGAGCTCGAGCTCCAGCTTGGCCACCGCAGCGGCCGTCTCCCGTGACGAGTGCCGACGGAAAGCCTCGCGGGCGTGCTCAATGGCCTCCTGCTTCAGCCCGAGGCTGTAGGCCGCTGTGGCGGCCATCTCCGGGGCTCGGTGCCCGTAGGCCACTGGATCGCTGGTGTGCGTCTGGCGGTCCGGTGGCGCCATCGAGGCCCGCCGCGCCCAGTGCAGGGCACCGACGGCGTCGCCGGCATCCCAGCACGCCTCGCCAAGGGCTAGGTAGCCCTCCGGCTCGTGTGGCGACTCCTCGATCGTTCGCAAGAGCCAGTTGCCGGCCTTCTCCGGCTGCCGGCGGGCGAGCACACGGTAGGCATAGGCTCGCTCGCAAGCGGCCCCGCCGGGGAGCGTCAGGTAGTGCTCAAATGCCTCCACGATCCCGGGCTGGTCGTGGTAGTCGAGCTCCCGAGCAAGATACCAGTGCATACGTGCGTCGTGCGGAGCCTCGCGGACTGCCTGCTGAAGCAGCGTGAGGTCAGTCTTGTGCGTTTTGCCTGGCTGCCGGTGGTGCCTGATCAGCGTCTGCTCGCAGTGCGTCTGCACTTCGCCGCCATGCCACCGCACCAGTCCCTCGTGCGTGGCACCCGTCCACCGGTAGCCGGCCCGCAAGTGAATCCGGTCGCTTTTGAATCGCAGGGCGTCCGACCACTGATACCAGTAGCGGAGTTTGGTCGTCTCCGGCTTCCACGCCGCCTCTAGGGCCTCCCGCCAACCGGGCTCCAGCACCTCGTCGAGGTCCAGCCGGATCGCCACGTCAACGTGGCTGGGCAGGTGCTGCATAGACAGGTTGTGCGCGTCGTCCCAGCGCCACGGGACTACGTTCCCGCGGGCCACGGTCACGCCCTGGTCCTCAAGCAGCTGCACCGTGTCGTCGGTTGACCCCGTGTCGGTGACAACCCGCACGTCGGCGTCGCGGCACGACGCCTCCCACGCCGCGACGTTCACGGCCTCATTCTTCGCGAGAGCGTAAATGCCGACTATCATCACGCCTCCACAAGCACGGCTACTCTCCGCAGCCCATCGTGGTAATAAATAGGATTGCGGCCAACCTCTTCGCAGAACTCGTTGACGGCCCGTTCGACGTCTTGGTTGTCGCAGTCATCCGCGAGAATCACTGGTACGTGAGCAACGAGACGCAGGTCGGCGAGGGCTCCTTGGTAGGAGTGGTCGCCGTCAACGTGAGCGAAGTCGGCAGGGGGCAGCTGCTGCAGGTCGTGGCTGTTTGCAACGATCAGTTGGGCGTCGATCCCAAGCGAGTCGACAACGCTCTGCCAGTGCTGTAGGCATGCAGGACTGTCTGTGTCGAGTGCACCATCAACGCAGAGGAATTTTGCGTCAGGAGCAACGACATGAAACGCCGCGAGCGAGTATCCGCAGCGTGTGCCGATCTCGATCACGCGAGCCGGCTTGTACTCCCGGCAGACGCGGGCTTTCGCAGCGTAGTGTGACACTGCTTCCGGCGAACACGGAAACCAGTCACCCGGCATCCAGTGCATCCGCAGACGGTCGCCGACCTGGTCCTCAATCTCGTCACCCATCGTTGCCCCCGATCATTGAGAGAACTTCGCGCACACTCATCTCAGCCATCCACGCCTCAGCGTCACGCACGCCGAAGGCTGCCACCAGCTGGTTGCCACGCCGGGCGAGCCCGGCGGCAAACTCAATCGCCCTGCTTTCGCGAAACGCGAAAGCAGGGGACCATCCGGCTATCTGCCACTTGTCCTCTTCAAACAAGACAAATCGGTGTTCGTAAATGCGGCCGCCAGTGTCGTCGGCAACCTCGTGCACCAGGGCGATCCAGCGGCCGTCGCCGATATCGACCAGCTGCGAGCCGCCACGCCAGCCGCGGGCGATCGCCGGCGATTCTGCGTGATGCTCAATCACCCACTGCCATCCGTCACGCCGAACGGTAGCCACACGCCCGTCGTCCCAGCATGAGTAAAGGAAAGCCGCCGTGCCGGTGATCGGCATCCAGTTCTTTTCGTGCCGCCCCGCGCGTGGCTCGTCAATCATTGTGGGCATCAGGAAGCTTGCCATGCATGGCATCAGCGTGGCCGTCGCGATGCGGCATGTGCCGTCGCGGCCAGCCCAGTTGCGGACGGTGGCACTCACGATGATCTCGCCACCGATGTCGTTAAGCCGGCAATCCTCAAGCCCATCCACCGGATAATCGGATTTAGGGTAGACGGGCTGAGGGATTGCGGAAGGAAAGCCACATTCATCAAGGTTGTCGTCCAGACGCACAAGGATGTTGACCGTGCGTATCTTCTGGCCGTCTGCCGGTGGTATCACGTATTGGCCGTCGACGATCCGATAGTTGCTTGACCGCACAATGGCGAGATAACCATCGTCGTGCGCGATGATTGTCGGATTGAACGTCGACCAGCCGCCAGCGGCTGGCTCAACGCCAAACTGCTGAAACCGGCACGTGACGAGCTCGTCGATAGTCTGCGTGTACCAGCTGCGATTGCGTCTTACGAGCCGCTCTTTCTCCGGAGTCAGTTCCATGCCGAGCAATCGCTCGCACGCCCGGCGACCGGCGTCGAGCTCGCCCGCGTAGTACGCGTGAACGGCCAGCTGGTGAAGGTGCTCGACCATCCAGTCCTCACGATGCGGCAGCTGACTTAATCGCTGCTCTGAGAGTCGCGTTGCTTCCCACGGCCGCTATCACGTCGTTGATCGTCAGTGAACCTGTCGGCCCAGTAGGCCCGGCGATCGACACCGCGGCCGGCCATGCACCTGCTGCCTTCGGGCCGAAGAATTGTTTTCCGGTCACGTCAAACGCCAGGTCGCCGTCGCGGCCCACGTTGGCATTCGGAGTGCCTCCCACGGCCACCACGGACGCTCCGTAAGGCCCCGTCGGCCCAGTGTCGCCCACCACTCCGGTCGGGCCGGTGTAACTCTGGCCTGCCGCCCCCGTGGCTCCGGTCACGCCAGACGGCCCCTGAGCACCGGTCTGCAACTGCAGCGGAGATCCCCACGAGCCATCGGCCTTCGGGCCGTACAGCCGGCCGTTGGTAGTGTCGAGCCAAAAGTCGCGGCTGTTGCCAAAGCCGGCAGAAGGTGCTCCCGAGCCACCGTAGAACTGCGAGCCGTCAGATCCCGTCGGGCCGGTCACGCCTGTGGCCGGCAGCCACGCAGATCCGCTCCACGCGAGCACCTGGTTGGTCGCCGGTGCGGTCGCTGACACGGCGCGGCCCTGCAGTTGAGTGGCGTTGCCGGAGAGCGTGGCTGGGATGCTGAAGTAGGGCATAGAGTTGCTCCTAGAGTGTTCTGCCACGCACTGCGGCCGACGCAAATAGCATCACTTCTGCACCCACACGCAGTTCACCTCGTCCAGCACCCAGCCCTCGCCTGGGCATGGCGGATACGGGCAGCGGTTGTAGCCAATGACGACGCCGCTCTCGTTACTAACCTCGTAGGTGTGCATCCCGCCGATGAGGCCGATGTATGTGGTGGTGACTGCGATGGAGTCGCTCATGTCAGCCTCGCAAAAATCATGGTATTTGAATTGCCCATTGTTATTGACGTTGGCAGGTCAGATGCCGACGTAGAAACTGCAGCCATACGAGGAGTCAAATTGCCAGTGGCATAATGTAGCGTTTTCAGCGAGTAAGAAGGAAGCGAAGTGCCAGCAGAAAAAACTCCAACCCCGTAGCGAGTTCCCGCCGTTAGTGTGTAATTAGCAGGATAACCACCAGTGGTGTCAAAACTTCGCGTGTATGATGTGTTTGCGGCGTTGAACAAAGTTGTATCATTTGCTGTTCTTGCAACTAATGTCGCTGTCGTTTCGTCAAACGTGTACAGCCCCATCCGTGCAAGAGTCAGGCCGGAGCCAGCCGTGTTGGTAGTCACAATCGTTATCGCGCTTACAGTAACGGTTACGGAAGGCGTAAAAAAAGAATAAAAGGGTTGGCTAGCAGTCTGGACAGTAGATGTAAGTACTACTTCTCCTCGCGGAAAAATATCAATCCCTGCAGCCGGGAAGTTCAAAAACCGATTGAGTGCTGTGAACGTAGCGACGTTGCTGCTCAATCTCGCGTCTGCCAGAGTTCCGGTCGTGAGATCGGAGGCCGATGTCGTGGCAATCCCGCCGCCCGAGGTGCCAACCTCCACGTAGACGGGCGATTCCCACTGGTAGAGCCTGGACGATGATTCGTCCAAGTACAGGGCAGAGCTCGACCCGGTGGCTGGGAAGTTGTTGATAGACGCATAGACCAGTGATGTGGCTGCGCCTTGCGGTCCAGTGATTGATTGGCCAGCGGCCCCCGTCGGTCCGGTAACTGTAGATGCCGCTCCGGCAGCGCCCGTCGGTCCTGTCACCGTAGAGGCGGCACCGACAGAACCTGCCGGTCCGGTTGGACCAGTGACCGTAGACGCAGCGCCAGTGCTCCCGGTCGGACCTGTAACAGTGGATGCAGATCGGAAGAGCA